GCTCTCGGTCGGTTTTGACCTTTTCATCGTCACAGCAAAATCTGGCCTGAAATAAATCATGTTCAAGAATTCTTTCTTGTTCGATTATATCTAGAAAGAAAGGCTTGGCTACACTTGCAGGGATCTGGCAAGAGAATTGCCTGAATGGAGGCAGCTCGCCGGTAAATTTACCCTTGCCCTCCCACTTTAGCTTTTCCTGTTCTTGCCTCTTGTAAACCTCTTCAATGCGCTCCTTCCTTGTCCTCGCTGTGTTGTGGATAATGGAATACTTTAGAGTACGGCCTTCTTCTGTTGTCGTAACCTTTATTCTTGGGTTCATGGGATCTGTTAGTATGAGTGCTGCTACGTTGCGTTTAAACTTATCTTCATCCATCTTCACTGGCTCCACTGGCCTCATTATAGCTATTATTGATACTGTAAGGATTACGGCGAAGAGCAATACTATTGTTGCTGTCATACATTTATCTCCTTTTTATGTGTCTCTCCAGTTTCAGAAGTGACCTATCCCTCTTGCTTTTTTCCCAGGTCGGCTGAGAAAATGGCGGGGATGGCAGGGATTAAGGTGAGCTGGTAGGTTCGGTGATCTCCATCCAGGCCTCCATCGGGATATCTGCCAACGTCTTAAACCTGTACATCGCTTTGGGTTCTGGCTTCCTTGCACCTGTGATGTATCGAGATAGTGACTCGATAGGGTACCCTAGTAGCGCACTTGCATCCGTGTAAGTTAGCCCTCTTTCCTGTACCCATTCAAACAACATCTTACACCCTTCCGATTCACCGGGTGCTTTGGGCTTTCTACCTGTTCTTATTTTCGTTTCCATTTTCATCCTCCTTCTTTTTGAGAAACCCTAGTTTCTCTAGTGTGTTCATAGTTGCCTCGTAACCGTTACAGACCTCTGTATACCAGCCGAGTTTATCTAAATTCCTTAACCATTCTTTTTGTTCCGGGCTAACCTTTCCCCCACTTGATTTCTTTAATTCTATTGCAACTCCCCTAGCTTCAGGCTGGGCTGGTGCGTAAGAGAATATTAAAATATCGGGGCACCCTTTCTTTAATCCGGCTGCTTTTAGCATATATCCTGATATCTTATTTCTTCTCCCTTCGTTCGGTACGTGACACCAGCACAGCTTAAGCTTGTTCAGTACAGACGCTATCGCCCGTTGTATTTGGGCTTCGGTCCATTCCTCTGTGTCTGCGCTTCTCTTTTTTGGCTTCTTTTTCTTCTCAGGTGGTATGTCTTCTTCATACCCGGCTATCCGTTCGTTCTCCCTTTTCCTTTCGTATCCTTCTATTTTACCAAGTATTCTTGATTTGTAATCCATTTAAGCCTACCCTCCTAAATCCTTTGGTGTGTCCACGCGGGGGAGGGGCGTTTGTCTGTATCGTCCTTTCTCCGCGTCACCTATAACGCATCGAACTTCTCAAAACTCCTTTCAACTCTCGGTCGCTCACAGGTGGGCTACATCTCTTTTGATTAACCTCTTCTAGTAGTGCCTCGATTTCCTCCACAGTTTTATCTTCCCAACGCCATCGTCCAGCCAAGCGAAACAGTTCATCATTTCTCGAACCCTTCTGGATTGTTGGTACTTGATCTGGGGACAAATGAGGCTTTGGCAAATCAGGTGACTTGAACTCATTAGCCTTAATTGCAGCTAACTCCTTACCTGCAAGCATTTGACGAATAAACAACGGTGGCTCAGATAGTAGGCCCTCGCTAGACCAACTGTATCTTCTCCCCGCAATATGCACAGACGGTGGGGCCACAATGTAACCTCCCTCGCCTCTGACATCGACGCCGGGGTATACACCTGTTTTGTTTTTGTATTCATGCCCTCCACTTTTGTAGAACAAGTGGGCACCATTCCCCGTTCGTGCTTTAAGCGTTGCGGGTAGCTTTCCACATCTGCGCTGTAGAGTTTTAATGCTCTTCTCACCCAAGGCCCCATCGATATCCACAACCACAATCCCGCTTTTTCTCCCTGTAGCGATGCCTATGTTTGCGTCGGGCCATTTCTTAAACCATCGATTGATAATCCCTTCGTCTGTTGTCGCGTCCTTAACCCCTTTCTCTAGCGTCTTTGGCTCCCAATGCGGATGCTTGCCAGGGCTCCCACAATCATTCTTTGCCCTGCAAGTACATTGGCCTTTTTTTATGCTGTGCAACGGGAACACGGAAAATCCTCTTTTGGCGTACTGCTGTGCCCAATCAAGCATCGCTGTCATGTCCTAGCCTTTCCTTTAGCGATTGCGCCATGGCAGGTACTTTGGAAATGTTTTCATCTATCTCGTTGTGTGTCGCGTCGATGACATCCTCTATTTCATCGATCTCACTATCTACGAAAACCCCCTCTTGAGCCTTGTTCTCAATAGAGTTTGCGCGGGCTAGGGCGTCACCCAAAGGCAGTGTCTTAACCAGTCGCTTAATGGCAACCTTCTTAGCCATTTCGTCGGGCCACATTGCCCATGCCGGATTAATCTTGGAACCACGTTTAGATAGCTGTTTAACTTTCTCGATATCGGACCACGGAACAACCTCGAATCGAGCATAGCCATCGGTAAACAAGGCTACAGCATAAACGTGGGTGGGTACTCCCCGTTTCGCTATCGCTAATTCATGCTGTAAATCGGGTGCTAGTCCTTTCGTTACCTTGAACGAATCGTTTTCGCATACGATTTCTGCGTAAATATCTCGTACCTCACCTGATTGTTTCGCTAACTTGATCCACCCCCGGTAGCCTATTTGCAGAGTGCATGTGCCGCCGTAAGGAATTAGATGCGCTTCATTCAGGATGGGACTTAGGGATAAACCCATTTGCGCGGTTTGCATGAATGAACGATAGATTGATACAGGTGAACACTCCAAAACCTTTGGTGCATCGGTGACAGCTACAACAGCCATCTTGACTAGTTCATCAACAGATCTGCCGTCCGGTGCTACTTTTGCAACCTCCAGTTTTTTTGACTCTAAGAATTGTACTAACTCGCCTGTTTTTTTGATTTGCTGAGACATTAAATTAATCCTTTGGGTTTATGATTTCTGAGTACGCGATTGCCTGTTACGATGTGTGTATGCTTTGATATTAGCTCTGGGGGTGCTGATAGTTCTTCTGCTACTGCTTTGTAATCTGTAACCTTTTTGGGCTTATTTGGTTTCCATGTGTAGCGTAGTCGGTCGTTCTGAATTCCTCGATTTTCGCCTATCTGGCTTTTGAAATAGTTAGATATTGCCGTCTGCTCTGCTTGCAGTATTTTGAGTTGTTGTTTTACTTCTTCCAATCTGAAATGATTTTCGACATCTTGCTCGATTGCATCAACCATTACCTCATTCTTCTGGGGCGTCCGGTTTAACAGGTTGGTACTGTCTTCTGTGTCGTTGGGCTCTGGTGGGATTTTAGTTTTGACATGCTTCCCCCAAAACTCAGTACATGCTTTGTGGATGTTCTTTCCTGCAACCCTGTCTCGTTGAACAATGAACACTTCCGGTTTCTCACCTCCAAAAGATGCTATAACCCGGCACTCGTTTATGTCTGTTGCGAGCATGTGGAACTGGCACTGACAATAAACGCGGTCGGGAACGTCCGAGGAGTATTCCTCACCGTACTGCTCCCTAATCCAGGGGCTATGGGTTTTGACTTCTGCTAAGATCTTCGTACTGCCCGACATGATAATAAAGTCGGGTGTGTCTCGATATGGCACACCGTCCTTTTCCCACCGTACCGTTTCGGCTTTTTCGAAAACCCATCCGTTGTCGTCGGCGGCCCATTGCATGACGGGGAGTTCGAAACGGATGCCGCGTTCCATGTATTGATTCATCGGCGTGGGAATTTTTAAGACAAGTTTCTCAAATGCATCATGGCCGCCATGTGCAACTATCCCGTAAATCATAGACGAACCAATTCGTTCTAATCTGTCGTTTATCTCACAGTTTTCTGTTTCCATTATTGTGTTTCCTCTGGTTACCTGTTAACGTTGGAGTCAACTATAGCGTATAGCTAAACCCCCGTCAAGAGCCTTTAAACATGGTCTTTGGCGTACAGACTAAAGGATTGGAAAAAACATGGACACTCAAAGAAGAATAATCAGCCTGGAAATGCCGAAAGATTCAAGCAATTACGAGAAGCCGACTGTATTTGTTGACGAATTAGAACAGACGAAAACAAGCATTGTGCAATTGTACTTTGAAAGATTTAAGGATTGGTGTCGGGTTCAAGGGTTTCAAGACTGGGCACTTGTTGCTACAGCGATTTTGGCGTGTATCGTTTCAACAATATTAACAATCAGACTCTCTATTGAAATGGGTCAAGGTCAATCTGTTCCGCTGTCGTTTCTTTTTGGCACATTATGGGAGCTGTCTAAGTATACATTCGCCTGGGCGGGGATAGCGCACCCACACAAGACAATCAGAGCGGCGGCAATCACAACGACTATTCTACTCATTATTGGCTCCACCGTGGCCTCCATTACGTGGCTCGCTAAATCAGTGGAGTATCAAAGTAAAAGAGGGATAGCCGAGTCAATTGAGTACAAAGACATTAAGCGCCAACGTGACGTGATTGACGTTCGTATCGAGCACTTGTCGGCACTTGCAAAAGCGGATGCTGAAAAAGGCTATCGTTCAAGGGCATTAACGACTGACGGGAAAATAGCTACAGAACTAAAAGCTTACACCGAGCTGGGGAAGACTCAAACCCTTCTGCTCTCTGAAGCCATGAGTCCAGGTGCTTATCTTATACCTTTCGCTATAGCAGCTTGTATGCTCGAAGTGATTGGTGTGCTGGCGTTGGCGTTGTGGAAGTTCAGAGATGAAGAGCATGAGCATGAGAGTTTAGAACCCGATGCCGTCTGTGTTGAGAGTGAGTGTTGCGAGCAGGCCATTTAACTAATACAATATCGGTGGGGAAGCGTACCAAACGCTGCCCGGCGATGGGGCCATCCCCCCCATATTACGCTTCCCCACCACCTTTTTGTAGGAGTACGTTTTGAGTAATCACCTATCTAAGAATTGGTCGTCTAGAGAGTTTGAATGTGCATGCGGCTGTGGGACTGGCGAGATGGACATGGGTCATATTGAGCGACTACAAGAGCTTCGTGAGTCGATAGGGGTCGCACTCAAAGTTACGTCTGGAATTCGCTGTAAAGAGCATAACGAGATCATACGGGGAGCTAAGAAGTCTTGGCATGTACCGCGTTCGGGGATCTGCTGCGCGTCAGACATTACGTTTGCTCATGGGGCTCGAAACAATGCGAGAGTGCTCAAGCTCTATACGCTAGCTGACCAACTGCATTTCAAAGGACTTGGATTATACCGAGGAAGGATTCACGTAGACAGTAGGTCAGGGAAGAGAGCAAGGTGGATAGATCACTTTTGGAATTGGCGGGACACTTAATTCATAAGGTCAAGCATTTCGGTATGCGACTTCACGCGGCATTGAAAATTAACACCGTTGCTTTTTCTTTTTTGCTCTAGACCTTCGATTTTACGCAGACGCGAGTTAAGCGCCCTGGATGATATTTCGTCCATCCTTCCAACGCTTCTAGCCCAGCTCCTAAAAGCTTCCCGCAATACATTCAAGGGGGTCTCTTCTAGCGCAGGGTATTCAAGACACGTCAGCGCGAAGTCAAAAACCGAATCACTAGCCGCCCGCCAATCCTGTACACTTTCTTCATGGCTGGTTAGTTGAGTGTAGGCCCCTTGCCTGATTAACCGGGCCGCTCCGTTTAGCGCCCACAAGATAATGGCGGATCGCTCTGGGGCTATTGCCTCCATGATTTCTTCTTCTGTTTTTCGGAAAGGCGAGTTGCCGAAGTTTTGGTTGAACGTCAAAAGGATGAATCTCCGAAAAAATCCATGCGACGAATCAGAAGTGCGAGGAATATCGTTGCAGGAAAGAATGTGACCCGCTGTGCAACGAAACGTGAAAGGGGCACAATAGGGCAAACGCGCCTCTAGGTAATCGCCGGAAACCACTGATTTAAATGTGTCCGTATTGTCTAGTGCGTTCGTTTCGGGCAATTCTGTAACGAGATTTATTCTAGCATTTCGGAGCTGAGCTAAGGAATAATCGCGATCCCAGCGTCTTGGGCTGACATATGACACCGTGTCCTCTGGGAACAGTAATGCACCGATCAGTAGGCTAAGTGCGCTTTTCCCGTTGGCTCCGTTTCCTGATAGCAATAAAGCACGTTGGTATGTTGTGGCGATATTGGCCATAGATGCCCCTATGAATTCTTGGAGGATCTGGATCTTGGTGTCGCAATCACTGTCGGGTTCCCATAGTTCTTTTAAAAACTTGATCCATTCATGAGGGGGTTCAGTGTCGAGATCTAAGTCAAAGTCATATGCTTGACGCGCTGCGTTGTCGGGGTCGTGGCCTAATAAATCAACACCATGCTCGTCTACTTTGACAAAGCCATTTGTAAAGCATGATCCAATAACTGGTGTTTCGAAAAATCTATTTGCCTGGAGATCGTGCAATCGGGTTAATGACTTAGCTATGTTGTTTGCCTTGACCCACCCAATCGCTGATTGTCTTGGTTTTCCGCCGGGGGGGGAACAATTCGTTCCGTCGTATAGTTGGGCGAGGGTTATGAGATCTTCATGGGTTATACGTTCCCATATTCCCTGTTGTTCACTGTAGACCCAGGCACTGCCTTCGGCTGAAATAAGCGGTTCGCGGGACAACCCCAGCCGTTCGGCGGCGATATTACACGCTGTCGCTAGGTGCCGTGAGATCGCTGTTTCTGAGTCTGAATCGAGCGGCCTTTCGTTGATTCTGTTCTTTAATTCGTCAATGAAAATTGGTTGTTCTGTTAGCATTTCTCACCCCTGTTTTTCGCTTGTTGTACAAAAAATTTAACATACTTTAAACTAGGGGGTTGGCCTTGTCTTTTCTCGAACTATCTAGTGACCCATCGGTCAATGTCTAGTTCTTCTACCGCCAGATGGCGGGCAACACGCAAGTGTTCTAGCGAAGTTGGAACAACAACAATGGGGCTGTCTTCCAATTCCGTATCTGTTAACCGAAGAAAATCCAAAACCCCACCATCGGAGGCATGGACACGCACGCGGTCATAGTGAACTGTTGCTTTGATGATAGCCGTCCCCTGCTCACATCTTTTCTTGTCGGTATCGCTAGCTTTTTGACTTCGCTTTTTGGGCTTGTTTCCTAGCGCGTTCCCTCGCGTTTCGGTATGCCCGACGCCTAGCGCCCTGCCATTCTGGGTAGTCTTCCCAGGGATCACGGTCTTTAGACGGGATTGTGCGCCACCGTGGAGTTAGCGTGTTATCTTTGCTACTCCAATTATTCTTTTTTCGTAGTACGGCCATAGGTAACATCCGGTCAAACTGGAGGTTAGAACTCCAATCACCATCGGTGTAGTTTAGCTGGGTGTCTGTTATGTATAGCCGGAATTCGACATAGCCCCAGTTGGTGGGGAAAACGTAGTCCTCCATGATGTCATGGGCTGCTTCGCTTAGGATGTCGGCGGTTGTTTTCTCACTGCTTGGTTCGGGGCAATTATATACTAGGCCCCAGTTTGTGATTACCCAATGATGGTTTTCATCTCGATTAATGCATTGCTCGCAAGCTAAACTCTTCGGCAGACCGTCGTTAGTCCTGCAAATAGCGCAAAGGCGGTTAAGCCTTGGGTCTGTTCTATGCGTGATTAGCGTGGATAGAGCTTTTGTGAACTCATCGCTAATTGCGTGGGGGTTGTTTTTTTTGAACATCGTCAATTCTCCCTTGGTGATATTCGTTTATCTGTATGTTATCTCAGTCGGGTTCAACCTCGTAAATAACTGAATCGAACTCTATCCCGCACTCAGAACAGCTATCGGGATCCAGTGTTTCGGGTTGGGTTAATCGGTCGCAGTTCTGGCAATGCTCGACGAAAGGCACGTCACTAGTGCGGTCTTCGTATTCCCTCATTTGATTATCTTCGAATGATCTTAGGCTTTTTCGGTCTTTGATTGATAATGTCATTGTTTATCCTTTTTGTGTTGGTGTGTTGGTGTGTTGTAGGCAGTTTTTAAACGTGCCTAGGTTCTGCTGGTAAACCCACCACGAAATTTTCCAGCAATTAAATTTAGCTATTCTTCTTTCTCGGCTTTTAACTGGATATGCAGTTGCAGGTTACCGTTGTCGTCGTTCTTGTAGACGATATTGAAATCGCTGGGGGTGTTTAATACTATTTTAAATGGGTCTGTAATAATATTACCGTTTTCTATCCGGTCCATTGCGTATGCTCGGATTTTCTTAATGGGTGCGCCTCCAACGTTGTCCTCAAAAATATCAAGCACCGTGTCATTGTTTTCGTTATTTTTGTCTTTAGATATCTCAATTCTAGGTGTCCCGAAAAATGTTTCGTATATCGTGCTACTCATTGGTGTATCCTTTAGTGTTTTTGTTTGTGTCTCGCCTAATGCGGCTATTTGTTGTCTGTCTGTGTTTTCTTTTACCATTATTGTTTCCCCTGGGTCAACAAGAGTTTTATTTTATACTGATTATTTCACGCTCGTTTAAAAAGCACGATCACCCCCAACAATCGTCACGCTCGTTTAGTAGCTTGGTTAATTCACGTTCTTTAATATCTTGCTTTTTTGCGTGAATATCTTGCTCTTTCGCGTTACGGTGAAGTACTTCGATTGTTTCGACAGCAAGATCTAGTAGGGATATCATTGCCATCATGTTCTGGTGGTTGGCGCTACCACCGTACTCCTTAAAACCCTTATTTAAAGCTTTCTCGAAAACATCTAGGCTTTTTACGATTTCGCTATTCATCGTTAACTTTCTCCTTTTTAACCTCTCGGTCTTTTTTTCGCATGATAGCTTTTATGGCCTCTGCTACACCGTAAAACATCTAACTAATCCTCCTTAAAAGCTATTCTACGAAGGCAATTGTCTACAAAATCTTCTTTGATGAATTTTTCGCCATGAAGAAAATAGGCCTGGCTCTTAACTGTGCCGTCTTTATACCACCAAGTGTCTAGACCGTGGCGCTCGCCGTCAACAAAGGTTTCTTCGCTCTTGATCTGGTTTTTTTCCTCGTCATAGTAAGTTTTTCTTACCTCGTAAGCCATGATGTTTCCTTTGTCGCTCATGGCGTGGGGTCCTTTGGTTGTTGGTTGTTGTAATTTTTTCGTGTTACCTCAATGCCGTTGATGAAAGATCGGCGGTGGATAACCGCTCCACACTCGGCCCAGTAGATTTCTTCTCCGTGAGGCCTATCGTCCAGGTAAGTAACGGCGGTTTTTCTTTGGCCTGATGGGTAGTATGTTTGGCTTAGTCCCTGAGCCAGTCCTTGATCGTCAAAGTGGGATACTCTCTCTTTTTGGCCGTTCGGATGGTATGTAGTTCTAGTTCTCATGGTGCGGGGTCCTTTCTCTTTTAGCTAGCGTGTCGCATACATTAATGAGGTATTCGATATCGGTAGATCCTTCTACGCAGCCCCTACATGTACCGCCGGTTAAATCGTAATTTCGTGGGTATTTGTATACGCCATAATGCCCCAATTGGTGCCGCTCAACGAAGTAAGACCCCGCCCTATAAATGACGTCTTTCTCGATATCGCCAATGTGCTTATGTAAGTTTGTCATGGCGTGGGGTCCTTTGGGTTTGGTGTGGTGGTTGGTGGTTATTGGTGCGGGTAGCAATGGTAATCATCGATACTACCGTCCCAACCTGGCTCGTTCTCACTTCGCCATTCTCTTAAGTCGCGCTTGTCGCACTCCGCAGAGCACACAGGGAATTCAGACTCCCTTATCTTACACTTGACCATTAAAGCCGTGTCTCCAACATCAACGGGGCCGCCGCAGACATGACAACAGAATTCTTCTTTTGGTTCCCTGATTTTATAGAAATAGCTCATGGTGTGGTGGTCCTTTGGGTTTGGTGTTGGGTGTTAGTTTTGGGTTGTTTCGCTGTGGACTTTCCCGTTTTTGTGCCAATATGTTTCGTCCATTATCTCGCCATTTTTCCATGTGCGCTTTAGACGCCGGTGCCCACTTGGGTGCCAATGCTCGGAGGTCAACATCCGTTTTTCTGAGGATAGGAGCGGTTCCCATGGGTTGCTTGTAGTGTAGTGTGTCTCGGATTCTTTTTTGCCATCAGTGAACCAAGTAGTTGACTTGATTAGCTGGATACCTGACCGCGAATGTACCTTGACCAGTTCCATGCTTGTCTTACCGTTTGGGTAATTCCAAGTGTAGGTTAGTTCTCTTGCCGTGTACCGTCGTTTTGTGTTGCCTGATTTTCGTACCATGGAAATGTATTTGACGATTAGACCGTCCCTGCTTTTTTGTTCGTGCATTTTGTAATCCTTTGTGTGTGTGGTGTTTGCCCACCATATATTTATATCTGCCGGTGAGTCAACAACTATTGTAGGGGGGCGATCGTTTATAGTTGGTGCGCTGCATCCCACTCAGACATGATAATAATACCAGCGTCCTCGTTTACGCCGCCGACTGGCCAGCCTTTCGCCAACAGATAGGATACGGCTACAGCCCCTGCACTAGAGTATTCATAACCGAACGGTATAGTTACCGATGTTTTGAATCGCGGGTCTTTTATTTTTACCCGACTACCTTTAGTGTTTGTTGGACATAAATATTTGAATTCGATAACACGGACGTTGAATGCAGTTAGTTCTTTTGTTTTCTTTTTTAGATTATCCATGGTGGTTTTCCTTTGGTGTGGGGTGGTGTGGTGTGTGGTGTTGGCTAGTCTTCAAAGACCTTGCGGTCTATTAAATCCTGAATTCCCTCCATTGCGCCGAGTTCTTCAGCTAGTTCTTCTGCGTCGTAATGCTCATGGGCGTAGTCCTGTTTTTCACTTATTTGATTATTCCAAGATGCCTCGTCTGAGTGCGGGATCGACCAGGTAGCAGCCCATTGATCGGGGCTTGGTGCCCACTGGATCATAAAGCTATCGTCTATGGCTATGTCGGCTGAATAGACGGGGCTGTCGGGGTAGATGGTGAAATCGTAGACTCTGATATCTGTTATTTTCATAGTGCGTATTTTCGCGTAGAGAATACACTCGAAAATTTCCTTGTCTGACAAATTCTCCGCTGCCTCTTTAGTGTCGATCAGGCTCTCGACGATCGACCCGTGAAGCGGGGAGTCGGGATCTGTGTCGATGTCCGCCATGATCGCGGCGTCTGACGTTGTCGGAGTCCAGCAGCCGATCGAGTTTTGCCCGCAAGCCGAAAGCCAAATTTTTACAACAATTTCTTCTGTTATTTTCACAATGCTTCCTTTGGTTTGGTGTTTACACTAAGGAAGCCCGCGAAAGGCGGGCTAGGTAGTGTGGAGCGTGGGGTTGGCTAGTCTTTGGGGGGATATTGTTCCTCGTATCTCGCTACGTGAATTTCTGCTTGTTCTTGATCCATCATGCCGAGGCAGAAGCTCATGATATCGATAGGGACGCCGTAGACGATTGCGATCCTGTTCTGTACTTCTGTTAGCCGCTCGATAAGTTCTTCTGATAATCTGCTCATTTTGTAATCCTTTGTGTGTTGGTATTGAGTTACTATTACCGCAACCTTGCCAAGGCGTCAACAACTATTGTGGGTTGTTGATCGTTGGTGTCAGTTCTAAAAGATCTGAAATAAATTGTTGGCATTCAACTAGGGTACCAACCCAAAATTCGACGCCATCGATAATTAACTCGTAACTGCCTTCGTCCTCTACAATTTCGTAATCGATATCCGAGGGGTAAAAGAAGTCAGCGTTCTCACATGCGCAGCGCGCGTACGGCGCGCAAGTGTGATGCGCTCGTTTGTATTCAGCTAGTCGCTCAATTGTCTGAAATGGGTCAAGGTCAATGTTCTTGATTGTCATGGTGGTGTTCCTTTGGGTGTTGTGTCGAGCTATTTTAAACACAGATTTGCCGAGGCGTCAACAACTATTATGGGGTGTTGATCGTTTTTAGTGTCGATATTCTTTTTTGGATCGCTTCGACATTGCTTCGACATGGGGTAAGCCTATGATATAACTAGGGTTATTACGGTTCGATGACGGATGTTAGTTTATTTCTAAAACTTTTAAAATGAGGATGCTACTATATAAAGAAAAGATCTCGGATTTTCCGTCATTCGACATGGAACCGTCATTAGGTGAGTAATTACAAGCACTTAAGGAGTGACGGAATGAGTGTCGAAAGGTTTTAGGGGTGTCGTTTCGACACGATTTGGGGGGAATGTAAGATTTTCTTTACATATTTTGGGGTTTTTGACGATGATTGAGAGGTATGGGGGGTTTTTGGGGGGGATATGTGAAAAGTAAGCATTTCCGTCATTATCAGACAAAACCACATCAAAAGACGGTCCTAAAAGCAATACCAAAGTTTTTCCACTTCCTAATTCCCCTTATAAATCAGCAATGTACAAGGTTTTCCTAGAAAGTTTCTAGCAATTCAACGTTAACTCACCGGAAAGAAGGATTCGACTCCAATGACCCATGAGCAATATACCCTAGACGACAATGAGGTGCGGGAAGTGGCTGTTAATTCAACCGCTGCGGTGACGAGTGAACTAGCCCTCACCGATACTCCAAAAGACCAAATCAGCGATATACTGAGTATATTTAGGGGTGACCAACAAGAGCTTTTCAGCGAGCAATCGGGTAGGCCGCTTCCGTCTCCACACGCAATAGAACAGACCGACGGTCATGCGTAGGGTCGGAGTGTTAGGCATACTGTACACTGCAGCAATAGTAAGTGTGCTTGCTTTCGTCGCGTGGGTAATCTGCCAAGGGTGATTGACGGGCCATTAATGCTTGCCTGCTAAGACGGCCCACTTGTTTGCCGGTGCGCGTGTGTGTGCGCCTAGCCGGTGGGGGATATTGGCGGGCCAAAAAGGGAGGCGGGCGGGGAGGTAAGATGGCGAGAATGGTTAGCCCACAAGGAATTATGGCGGGCCAAAAAGACTGACGGGTGAGGATTATCGGCGGGCTTGCTGGCTTGCAAGTTTGCAGGTTTGCGGGCCGAAATGACGACCCTACCCCCGGTGTCGCCCCCCGGCGTTAGTGTTAATCCCCAACAACACCATTTCCCCCAAATTCGCTCCAAGAACACTCGCCAGGTCCTTTTCCCCCACCCCGTCAAGGGGCTTTAAACAAACCCCGTCAAGGGCTTTTCCTCAAACCCCTCTTTGCACTATACTTTACTCACAAGCTCATACTTGTAGGCTTCACTCTGTTCTCGTTGGTGTAGGCAGAGTGTTGTTTTGGTGACGGGGGTTTCTGCGTTAGTCTCTTAGGCGAACCGATTCACCGCCCCTGTCACCTACCTTTTCCCTTGCTGTGTTTTACGCTTGGCGTGAGTTGCGTATTTTATTTTTTTCCCGAAATTCGCACCCGGCGGGAACATATTCCCCTAAGTCTTTTCTTGAGTGCATCTCCAATACCGTGGTATTTATGCTTGGGCATATACCAGGGGAGATATTTACTCATGCACACAGCGAAGCCGCCAAGCAAAAGAGGAACACCGCAGTGCAGAAGCACCTGTAGGTTAGCCGCACCGTGTTAGGGTTAACTGTAACGGACGTGTGTTTCCTATGGTCAGCCTTTTGGGTGGGGTTTGCCTTTATAGGTTCTTACGTTTACACTTCGTTATAGGCTATCACCAGCAGTACAGACACCGCAGAACCGGTAGCGGTTCCAGGCACATAGGTGCGGATAGGAGGTTACTTAAGTGGCCAGGAAAATATTCGACGCAAGGTCCAAGCGTTTAGCTATCCAGTACGACAAGTCCCTATCCAGCGGGTCTTCCCCATCCAACCTAATCAAGAATGAAGCCCTCGATAAGTTAGACGCCTTGATAGAGGAAGAGGGTGCTGCTGTAGAAATAAACCGCGAGATATCATCCACCGCCAAGCTAGACATATCCCTATTGCCCTCTTTGCATGGGATAATGAGCAACACGTATTCTGTAATCGACAACGAGATTCGACGGCTCCAAAGAACTTCTTCGGCGGAGGGTTTAGCCCCGGCCCAGTCTAAACACTTAGCTGTCCTCACCCGTTCACTTTGCCAGCTAGCCAACCTGGAGTTAGGCATACGCGAACAGAGTAACCTGGATTATTTGCCTGACGAACAGTTGATGAACGAAGCAGACAGGGCATTCAAGCGTTTGAAGAGCAACGTAGACTTAACCAAGGACATGGGGCCAAAGGTATGACAAAAGGACGCAGTATAGATAGGGCGCGTCTTCACCGAGATCCCACTCTGGGAGCCCAACGCTTTAGTGACGGCTGTACTGAGGCAGCCCCCAGGTACAACCCATTATTGCATGAGGATAAATTGCCTGTACGCATACGCAAGGCAGACGAGGGGGATGTTAGCTTTATCTATTCGAGCTGGCTGAAGAGTTACGCAGCACAAAACAAGGACCAACCGAAGTTCCTGGTATACGATATGCACCGAGAAGTTGTTTCAATGCTCTTGCAGGACTCGGTAACGATAGTTGCCTGTATGAACAACGACAACAGTCATATCTTGGGCTGGCTCTGTGCCCAACGCACCCCTAAGTTCTTGATTGCTCATTACTGCTATATAAAGGAGCCTTTCCGAAAGTTTGGAATAGCCCGCTCAATGCTCGATACTTTTGATTATAATGGAAAGGAGCCTATTGTAATTTCACACAAAGGTTACATTATTAAGGATTTAAAAGACCGGTATACTTTCATGTACGTCCCACACTTACAAAAACAGGGCGCTTTGGCACAAATGGAGGAAATTAAAAATGATAGTAGAGGCACTACAGCTAACAGCAAACGCAAAACCGTTACTAAATAACACGTTCATCAACACTCAGTTGAAGGAGCATGAATTATACGAGCTGACCATTGCTGATGGCGCAAGCATGATTAAGGTTCACCATAAGACCAAGGGGGTATTTATGATTCCCCTGACCTCTGTCTCTTGGTTTCGTCCAGCCAAAATTACCGCTGCCGTTACCGCCGCAACCATTGTTACACCGAAGAAACGCAGAACCCGCCAAAAGCCTGCTGCATCGACGGTATCTACTGCTATTGCAGGGGCTCAAGGGGCTAATTAGTGGCTACTCCTAAAGAACACGATGCTCGCGTAGTTCTTCGGGAGTATATTAAACGCTTTGGCGATACACCAGAAGAGTCAGACAATGACCAGGCTCCCGATAGGACCTACCGTTGGAAAGAGGACTTATTTGAATTCCAGCGCAATTTCATTGATGACCCGGCAAGTTTCAAGACTGCCCTATGCTCGCGTCGTTCAGGCAAGACTTATGCTTGCTGTTATTATTTACTTGAGACTGCGGCTAAGTATGCTGACAGTATCTCCGCCTACATTGGCTTATCGAGGCGAAGCGCCAAGCGGCTAATGTGGCAGGAAATGAAACGGGCTAATAGGAAGTACAAGTTAGGCATTCGGTTCAATAACTCTGAATTGGTTGCTACATTTAGAAACAATGCACAGATCATACTAACGGGGGCTAATGATGAAGCAGACATCGATAAGTTGCGTGGTTCTGCGTATCGTCTTGTCGTTCTTGATGAAGCGGCCAGTTTTGGCCCCCATATGGATGCCCTTGTTGAGGAGGTACTTGAGCCTGCTTTAGTAGACCACAACGGCACCCTTGCTATGATTGGAACACCTTCAGCGGCTTGTTCTGGGTTGTTTTACCGGGCAACCACAGATCCTAACCTTGGCTACTCTAACCACTTTTGGACTATCCTAGAGAACCCTTTTATCCCCCATGCTTCTGATTGGCTAAACCGTCGAATGAAGCAAAAGGGCTGGGCCTCTGACAACCCTATTTATATGCGTGAGTGGCGGGGTAAGTGGGTTCGTAGTTTCGAGTCCTTGGTCTACAGGTTTGATGAAGAGCAGAACGTTGTAAATACCCTCCCTTGGGACGAGCACGATTGGCAATATATTCTAGGGGTAGACCTTGGATATGAGGACGCTACGGCTTTTGTTATTGGCGCTTTCTGTGATGATTTGCCTGACTTCTATATTGTAGATGATTTCAAGAGCAGCAAAATGCTCCCCTCTGATATTGCTGAAAAGATTACCCAGTATGACCAAGAATACAGTTTCAGGATGATGGTTGCGGATACGGGCGGGCTTGGAAAGAGTATTGTAGAAGAATTCCGCTACAGACATGGGTTAGGGATAAGGGCAGCAGAGAAGCGCAACAAACTAAGCTATATTGAGCTAATGAATTCTGATTTGTCTGCGGGCAGGATAAAGGTGTTAGAGGGTTGTGGTATCTTGCATGAATGGCGGTTACTCCAATGGGACGAAGACCGCCCGAAAGAAGATGGACGCTTCGAGAACCACTTGGCCGATGCCGCGCTTTACGCTTGGCGTGAGTCTCGCCATTATGCGAGTGTTGCTAGGGATAAGCCGCCGGTATTCGGGTCGCCTGAATACTACGAAGAAGAAGCAAAGCGAATGGAAAAAACATTGCGTGATAAACTAGAACACGGCGAAAGGGGCTCATGGTGGGAGACTATCCGGCATTAGACGATAGAATAATGGAACTTATTATATTTATGCGTACAAACGGAGTATCCAAGCTAAGGGTTTCGGAAGACTTTATGGATATTGAATTTAATGACTCCGCGCCCCCGTCCCGCTTATCCGAGTTTGACCCTAGCGGCCCAGACGAAACGTCGTATTATTCTTATGAAAAGGACAAGAACTAATGTACCAGCCTGACGAATTTTGGTGGGAGAAGTCAACGAGCATTCATGATGATGTTTTCTCCACAATAAACACATTGGTCGAGGACCAGAACGACAGAGAAAAGGATAATCTAGACTGGCTGCGCTTGTTCTCTAATATCAATGCTAGTGGATTAGACTCCTCTAACTATTCTCGGCGTTCGGCATCCCCTGACGATGGTGTTACCTTAAACGTTGTACATTCTATGTGTACGACAGTAACGAGTAAGATAGCGAAGAACAGACCCAAGGTAACCTTCTTAACCTCTGGTGGGGATTGGTCGCTAAAGCGTAAAGCGAAATTGCTTGATAAATTCGTTAACGGGCAGTTCTACGCCACCGATATTTACACTGTTGCCCCTAAAGTTTTCCTTGACGCTACCGTGTTTGGTACTGGTGTATTGAAGATATTCCAAGATGGTGAGCGTATTGTCTGTGAGCGCGTTTTTCCTAACGAGGTCGTGGTTGATGACAAGGAATGCTTCTATGGGGATCCTCGACAGCTATTCCAGCGCAAGGTTGTATCTAGGGAGGTTTTGTTAGCTGCTTATCCCGATTTCAAAAAAGACATCTTGAACGCATCGAAAGCAGAAAAAACAGGTCATGGTGAAAGTATTACATCCAATCAGATTGAATGCGTTGAAGCGTGGCATTTGGCTTCTAAAAAGGGCTCTCCTGATGGTCGTCATTGCATTTGCTTGGATAACGTTACTTTGCTGGACGAACCCTATGATAAAGACTTTTTTCCTTTTGTTTTTATCCGATGGACCGAGAACTTACTCGGTTTTTGGGGGCAAGGGCTGTCTGAGCAACTTCTAGGCGTTCAGCTCGAAATAAATAAGCTACTAAAACGCATCCAAGAGCAAATGCACTTAGCTACCCCTAAAGTGTTCGTTGAAACGGGTTCCAAGATATCAAAAGCCCATATCAACAACGAGGTTTGGGGTGTAATTGAATACAGTGGTACTAAGCCTGACTTCCATGTTCCAAGAACGACTACAGGCGAGGTGTTTTCTCACCTAGACCGTCTATTTGCCCGCTCTTATGAGGTCGCGGGTATTTCTCAGATGTCGGCTCAAGCCAAAAAGCCAGCAGGGTTGGACTCAGGTGTAGCCATCCGTGAATTCTCAGATATTCAGTCAGAGCGTTTTATGTTGGTTGCTCAAGGATATGAAAACCTGTTCTTAGCCGCAGCGCATCAAATGATTGATATTGCCAGGGACATAGACAAGCAGGGAAATACTTACGAGGTGATTAGCCGTGGAGATAAGGCTATTGAACGCATTAAATGGAAAGATATTAACCTTGAGGATGATCAGTATGTCATGCAAACATATCCTACGGCGTTATTGTCGTCTACTCCGGCTGCAAAGCTACAGACGATACAAGAAATGGCGCAAACCGGCCTCTTAAACCCGACCGAAGCGCGGGCGTTGCTCGACTATCCCGATCTGGAGGCTGTTAACCAGTTGGCTACCGCATTTATTGATGATGTAGACCTCTTGATTGAGGAAATGATTGAAAAAGGTCGTTACCACGCCCCTGAAACGTATTCTAACCTTGAGTTTGCAATACAACGGGTACAATCGGCTTATTTGCGGGCTAAAATAGATAATGTACCAGAAGAACGCCTGGAATTACTCCGCAGATACATGGACGACGCTATTAGGGTTATTCAAACCCAACAAATGGCCAAACAAGCGACACAACAAGCTATGGAGCAACAGGCAGCCCCAGCAATGGAAGGGGCACCCCCAGAAATGGGAATGGAACCTGGGGCGATGCCAGAAGTGGAAGCAGACCAAGGTGCAATGCCTCCAGCCGAGGCGGAAGTTCTCGCAGGGATGCAATAATTACTTAAACACATATCAGAAGGAGATAATTAATGTCTGACGTAGCAGTATCCGCAAGTGATATCGTTAACCAGTCCACTGAGGTAGTAAATGAAGTTCCTACACAAATGCCTGAGCAGGCTCCGGTGGAAGGGGAAGCCAAAGAACAAGATGCAGGTAGCGGTGACGTGGTGGAGTCGGGTGAGTCACAAACTGAACGCTCTGCCTTCGCAAGACAGTTCGCCAACCTCGCAAGACAAGAAAGAAGAGTCAGAGAAGAACGGCAGCAGCTCAAAGGAGTAAAGAAGAAGGCCAACGAGCTAGAGGGATTACAGGACATGGCCAAGGATGACCCGATGGGTTTCTTGGATAAGTTTGGCATCTCTTACGACGCATTAACCCGACGAGTAATAAACGACGGGAATGTTGCTGTTGAGGATATTGTTGCCGAACAAGCGAAAGAAATCGAGTCTCTAAAGGCGTTTAATCGTAAACAGTCAGAAGAACGAGAGGAACGGCAGAAAAAAAAGGAGTACGAACAGACATATACGGGATTTGTTGACAAGATCAAAGAATTCGTTGACAATGACAGTAGATTCGAGATGGTTAAGGCTAATAATGCCTATCATACTGTTTATGAGGTCATGCAAGAACAATATGCCCATGATGGCACAGTGCTTGAGTATGACAAAGCCGCCGAAATGGTGGAACAGTACTATGAGGGTGAAGCCGAACGTTACTTTAAAAGTAGCAAGCTGAGAGATCGTTATAAGGGATACTGGCAACCTGAGCCAGAAGAAGCGCAAGACGTTAAGCCTAGCCAGCAAGCAGCGGCAACAAAACCAAGGCCGAAAACATTGTCAAACCAATTAACGTCGCAGACGCCTGCGCGTGACGATGGACTTTTGTCCAGAGAAGAGTCACTTGCTAGGGCGGCTGCTATTATGCGCGGCGAGATTTAGCCTTTTAGCTTTCTCGCCCCTATAGCGAGGAAATCATGGCTCTTACTACCGCTGTTACCGAAGCTCTCAAAGAACACTACAAACCCCAACGAATCAAAGAGATGGTTTATAAAAATAACCCTTTCCTTGCCCTTGTCCCGAAGTATACGAAATTCGGTGGCGAGAATATGCCAATGCCTATTGTCACCACCGGCCCACAACGGCGTTCGGCTACGTTTGCCACCGGGCAAGCTAACACCTCAACCTCTAGCCTGAAGCAGTTCCTCTTAACTCGCGTTAGTGATTACTCCTTTGCATCAATCGCGCATGAGGCAATCAAAGCGAGTCAGGGCAACGCTGATGCGTTTATCAGATACGCCACCATGGAAATCGACGGGGCTATTCATAGCCTTAAGCGCTCTTTGGCTGTTGGCCTATACCGTGATGGTTCTGGTTCTATTGGCCAGTCTGAGGATAACCCAAATGGCGTTTTTGCGGATATGACCCTCATTAATGAAGAGGATGTATCCAATTTTGAAGTTGGGATGGAAATTGCTTTCTACGCTCCTGACGGAAGTGGTGGCGGCCCAGGCACAGCCAGAAGTGCAACCCGCGTAATTAGTGCGATTGACCGATCCGCTACTCTTAAGTCGTTAACTTTTTCAGTAGCACCCCCCGTGGACGTTGCTTACCAGGACCATCTTGTTCAGGCGGGCGATTTGGATGCAAAAATTAGCGGCCTTGAAGCATGGTGCCCTGCGTCGGCTCCTGCCGCCACGTTGTTCTTTGGTGTTGACCGTACAACGGATACGAGTCGTTTAGGCGGCAATCGCTCTGATGGAAGCGCCAAGCCGATTGAAGAGGCGTTGATTGACGGCTTGAGTTTGGCAGCGCGGAACGGCGGGGCCCCAAGTCATATCTTTGTGGATTATGCCACCTATGCCAATATTGAGAAGGCTCTTGGGTCTAAGGTTCAGTATGACAAGCTAAAGGCTTCCGATGCCAATGTTGGCTTTACGTCTTTGAAGATTCATGGTCCCGCCGGTACCGTCGATGTTATCCCTGATGTGAATTGCCAGCCAGATGTGGCTTGGGCGCTTCAGCTAGATACTTGGTCCTTGAATAGCTTGGGTGAAGCCCCACAGATTCTAGACCTTGATGGGAACAACATGCTCCGCGAAGCTTCTGCTGATGCTTACGAGGTTCGTATGGGTTTTTACGGGAACTGCGCTACTGTTGCTCCTGGTTGGAACTGCCGCATCGCATTGGCTTAATTCTTAACTTAAGAAAGGAGCCTAGATATGGCGAATAGAGATTTTAAGGATGTGCAGGCGCTTCAACGCGAAGTTAAGTGCATTACCGGCAGCTTTGCTTTCCACGCATCTGATGGAACAACTACGCTTTCCTCCGACTCAGTGGGGGTTACGAGTGTTTCAGAGGCAACGGATGGGTTAGTTACACTCACCCTTGATGATAAGTACAACAAGTTCTTAGGAGCGCAGTTTACTTATTTAGATGCTACGTGGGCGGCAGCAAAATTGCCGATTGCAATGCTTGATGCTGAAACGGTAGCAACTACCAAGACAGTGGTGGTGCAATTCTCAAATGCTGATGATGGCGGAAAGTCGGCTGATGCTGATTTAGGTAGTGATACCGTGTACTTCATGATTTGGGTCAAAAACAGTGGTGTTACCTGATAAGGAGTTAAGCCATGCCTAAAAAAAAGGGGCTTGCTCTTATGATATTGTCTGGGGCTAAGAAAAAGCCCAAGGATGATAAAGATGACAAAAAGGCTCTTTTAGCGGCCTGTGGTACTTTTGCTAGTTCCATGGGTTTAAAGCTCTCTTCTAAAGAGGAAGAGGCGGCTTGCGAGGCCCTTCTAGATTTTGTCCATATAGCTATGGACTACGATGGGAATCCAGGTAGCGAAAAAGAAGAATACTAGTTAGTTGGGGGGCGTAACAGCCCCCCTCTTTCTTTGGAGGGGAGAAATGCCTACTAATGCAACGACCTTTGCCACCCTTATGACACGGGTCAGGCAACGTGCGGATATGGTTGGGTCTACCTTTGTCTCGGACGCTGAAATAAGAACGTGGTTAAACTCTGCTCTTGCTGAGTTGCACGACATAATGATTCTTTGCTTCGAGGATTACTATGTGAATGAGGCTTCTTACACATTTACCGGAACTACCGAATCAGGAACACTTCCCGCTGCGTTCTACAAGGCTCTAGGTGTTGATTTTACTTCTAACGGTAACACTTACACGGTAAAGCCCTTCTCTCTTCAAGAACGCAATATGTATAACGGAAACGCCGGTACTATTGAGGGCAATGTGGCCCCTCTGCGTTACCAAATACGCGGGGATAGTATCTATTTTATCCCTAAGAACCCCGTAGGAACGGTGACACTGTATTACGCCCCTGAGTGTGAACAGTATGCAACGGGTGGTGGGGTTTCTATTGGCGTTCTAAACGCCGACCCGTTAACGGGCTCAACATTTACATTAGCAACAACTTCCGATTCCCATAACTTCAACGTTGGTATGGAAATCGTTTTTGCTCAAAATAATACGTCAGGAATCCGTACTGGTGGAACAAGAGTTGTAACCGCGATAAACAACACAACAGGGGTTGTTACGGTTAGCGTGGCGCTTGATGATTCTCTTGGTTCGTCAGATCTTATCTTTGAATCCGGTGATTACGCACTTGCCGCCGACCTTTTGGACGACAGCAGCACCGTTGCATCAAAAAACAAAGCTATAGCGAGTGGCTACGAAGAATACCTTGTTGTTTCAGTGGCGATAAAATGCTTGATGAAAGAGGAATCTGACGTAAGAATGTTGCTTGCGGAAAAGGCAGACATCCGAAAAAGAATAGAGAACGCAGCTCCCCGTAAAGACGCAGGACACCCACATAAGATTATCGATGTTGCGGTAGGCACCTATAGTGGCCGCCCAATAAACTTTTTACGCTAGGTAGGTCATGGCTCAGGATTCTTTTATTAGCCCATTCGTCAGGCATCGAACGGGTGATCTGGGCTTAGAGTCTATCCAAGACAACCTAGAGAATAGCATTCGGTCTATCGAGGCTTGCCCCCTTCTAGACGGCGCATTGCTTGAGGATGTTGTGCTAGCTATCGGGGATAATGCCATCCCCCACAAACTAGGCCGTCGTATAAGAGGGTGGGTTATTACTCGCGTAAAGAATTCGCCAGTTGTCGGGACCTTGGAACAAACAACAACCCAAACGTCGGCAGACCCTATAAATCACACATGGAGCAGTACCCATAACTCAGGGGTTACGTGGTATATTCATTCAAGCGCACTTGCAGGAACGGCTAGTTTATTAATTGTCAATAATGATGGCACAACAAGTGGGTTGACTGACACAAGAGCGGTAGCGGCAAATGACCCTACTCTTATTGTCTACGATTTTCCCATATCTAATGCTATCTTTCGCTGGACGCCTAGTACGTCAGGTTCAAATACGATTATTTCCCGATTAACCCCGAAACCAACGCTGTATGCTCCGCTGTCTGTCTATGATAACTTGAACACAAGCAAGAATAGGGATTTAATACTAAATATTAATTCTAACGCGGTTTCTACTGTAGATATCTGGGTGTTTTAATGGCCTTAGAGAAGAAAATAATTGGCTTACCTATCGTCAAAGGCGCGAACGAGAAAATATCTGACCGCGTTTTGCCTGTTGGCGAACTGACCGAAGCTAAGAATGTTCAATTTATAAAGAGTGGCGAAGCTAAGAAGCGAAAAGGTTTCCATTGCCTCTCCAGCAGAATCCCGGCTATCGTCCCTGGTGATTCAGCGGTATCTCTCGACACAGGCAAAGCGACAGCAGCATATAATGACGAGATTCTGGCTTTCGACGGTCGATATGGTTACACGAAAACATCTTCCTCCGACGCATGGGTAAATAAGGGCACCATAGTCGGCTGCACCCTGGAAACTCAACGGGTGGAGGCAGGGACGAATCTAGTGCAGACCTCTGCTCAAATAGGCGTGGCTAATAATTTTGAGGTTCATGTCTGGTCTGAAGTTGACCCTACCGAATCAGTAAACATCATAAACACCGTAACTTCATGTGCTGGTGCTGGTGGGACTCTTGCCACAATTAACTTTGGCGCGGCGCATAACCTCTCTGTAGGGGGTAAGGTTGCAATCGATTTTGCGGCCACCTGGAAGGATGACCTCTATCTTATTAAATCAATAACGGACAGCGACACTTTAGTTATTGATTACGATGATACCCCGCCAGGTTCTAGCACGACAGGAGTAACCTCTGTTACCCTCGGTGTCGTTTGGCGTACCTATGCAAAAGTTATAGACAAAATAACTCGAACTAAAGTCATAGGGCGAACGTTAATCAACTCCTTTAGTACGAACAATGGTCTATACAATATCCCACGCGCTCAAGTGGCTGCTAATAGTCGCTATGTGTTCATACTGGTTCATGTAGGTTCTGGTAGAATTAAGTATGCGAAGGTGGATACTGGCGAAGGGGCGGGTTCGATAGGTTCGTCATTAAACCCTGACTTGCTTTTAAATACTGATTATGGCGTATTATTTGAGGTAGATATAACTAACCCTGATTGGTGTATCGAGGCTGTTAATAATGCCACAATAACGGAGGGTATTGCTGTCTTTAGGCGACACACTTCCGGCGACCAACGCTTACGCCTTTCCTACTACACAACGACAAGTGGGTTTCTTGCTGAAGAAGATGCTAGCCCAAGCCCTGTATCAATAAATACAGAGGTTCATTTTCCTTATACCGATTTGGTGTTCCGAATACCATGGCCAACCTCGATCTACACTACGTCGAAAAACACGTTTGAGATTGTTGGCGGCTTAATGCTTAAGGTTGTTACGCCTGCTGATAGTATTACAGGGGATTATATAGCAATTGGCTATACGAAGTCAGGAGACAAGACTACGGCCAGTGGCACCGCTGACGAACCCGATGGCATCGAGCTAAGGGTCTACGATAAGGACCTCGCCCTCCCTTCAGGTTCCGCTATACAGGTAGTAAATATAGATGCCGTACCTACAGCGTTTGTTTCTACGGAATTTCCTGGTCATATCTTAATCAATGGAACTGCCGGTAAGAATGAAACGAATAAGGTTCGATTCTTTCTGACTATGGTCGCGAACAAGACGAACGTACGGGCAAGGTCGCCTAGTTTTTTAGTAAACGCTTACGACTACAGTCTAAATAGTGATTTGCTTACAGATAAAAGCCTCGACCTTTACGGCATTACCGTAACGTCTGATTGTTTTGCATACAAGAACGACCTTTATCTTGGCGTTGGCCACGCAAGTCGCCCTAGTCAGGTGGCTTATGATGCTGACACGGCACACTCTGTATTTAACACGTCCGTTGGCATGATTATGAATCACCAAGGACAAGTAGTGGCCAAAACAGCTCTAAGTGCAGGACCATGGACACAGGAAATTGATTTTAGGTTTACCCAATTCATGGACTTCAATCGCGTCCATTGCATGTATGGCGTTTCTCGCGTTGTTGCTGATAGCTCTAGCGAGGTACTTACCGGCAGTATTGACCCTGGAGCTGGCGAATATGCTTCGGCTGGCGTGGTTACTGGCGAAGGTACTAAATTCCTTACAGAACTTTCTGTTGGTGACCTTATAACCGTATCTGGGGAGACTAGGCGGGTTGCAGCACTTGGGGATGATACCAACATTATTGTGTCTCCTGCTTTTTCGGATAATGATAACGATACTTCTCCTGAAAAGTATGTGGCGACAAAGTTTCGTTTCGGCTCTTCTAGATACAACGGGGTTAATACAAACAGTGATGGTAATGACATAACTGCAATGGATGCAGCTATTGGGATTATGGACTTCTCCCCCGTTCGGTACTTGCCTAGTGTTCAAGCAGATGGGGCGTTGAAAATAGCTAGCGGTATTCTTTGGGATTACTCAGGAGACTATTTTAAAGAGGCGAACTTTTTTCACCACCCCGAAATACATTCTGGTGATGTTTCGACAGGAAGCGCATTAACCGGCACGTTTAACTATAAAGCTATCTATGAATGGATAGACCACGCAGGGAAAGTGCAATCGTCTGCCCCTTCAGTCGAATGGAATACCGGAACCATTGCCGCAAAAGATGTGGTTCTACAGATATATACCCTACAGCTAACCTACAAAAGAGATGCTTCTTCCTTGGCGAACCCGCAAGGCTATACCGCTGTAAATTGGGGTGCGCGATCAGAAGTGAAAATAGTCCTCTATAGAACAATGGACGAAGGCAGCGTTTACCATAGGTGCGCTGAAGCCTTGATGGACTACTCTGGCGTTTTTCAGCAGATAACAGATACCCTCCCAGATAGTGAACTAGAGGATAACGATTCTCTTTATACTAATGGTGGGAACTTTTCTCACGTAGCCCCCCCTTCCCTGTATGATATCGCCGTATGGAAAAACCGAGTAATCCTTGCTACAACAGAAAATACGGTGTGGTTCTCCAATAGATTCGCAGAAAATACCGAAGCGGGCTTTAGTGACTCCTTTGTTCGTGCCGTAGATAACCGTTCGGAAAAGATAAGGGCTCTGTGTCCTAATTTGGAACACTTGCTTATTCTTGGTGCTCGTAATGGGTACTATATGTCTGGAGAAGGGCCAAGCCCATCCGGTGAAGGTCCTGGGTTCTCTCCTTTACGGGTGTTTGCTCCAGGGCAAGGCGCTATCGATGGTACTTGTCGTGTAGAAACCCCCTTGGGTGTATTCTTTCAGACCTCACAAGGGTTAATGCTCTGTGGGCGTAACATGCAGGTCGCCCACCAAGGGGCCAAGATAGAAGATCAGATAACGGGAACCAACTATGCTATTGATGCCCATGTGTTCGGTAAAGAGCATGAAGTTCGATTTACTGTTGCCGGTGGCCAGAAGATAGCTGTCTACAATTTCTTATTTGATCAATGGTCTACATGGGAATTGCATAACGATACAGGCGCAAATGCAGGCTCGGTAGTTGTCGATAACATTCATTACAGATTAAATACTAGGGGGCTCCTGTATAAGCAGCAGGCCGATGAAACGTATTTTGATAACATTGATTCATCATCTGGTGTCGGTGATAGTGATGATAATAGACCCTATGGGCTTCAACTAACTTCCGGCTGGATTAATATCGGGCAACTCCAACAAGTTGGACGTGTCTACCGGTTGTTAATGCTTGGGGATTTTAACACCACATCATTACCGCACTTTGTTATCTACACTGACTACAGCACTTCTGGGACTCAGATTGCTTACCCTTCTACCGGGCCAGGAACGTCTAAGTTTCAGTTAGAGCTGAAGCTTCCCAAGCAAAAGGTTAAATCTTTTAAATTTACGCTGTCTGAATCAGAGCCAGCAGCGGGCGGTGGTTACATGGCTATCCAAAGTATATCTATGCTTGTCGGGCTTAAACGACCAGAAACGAGTTTTAAACTACCATCGGCTGACCGGCTTACTGTAACGTAAGCATAGGAGTGAACTAGTGAAAGTATTCGGAGTTGATGTTGGCGGTGTTGCTGTTGGCGGTGTTGACGCATTTGGGCGCCCTCTTTGGCGACCTGGGTGGGAATCGGAGGGTAACGAGCTTGCTAACCTTGAGCGACTTGACCCAGAAACACAGGCGCAAATGGGCAGAACTGTGGAATCTGCCCGTGGTTTACGTGGGCGTCCGTTGGTTTCAGGTATGCTCGCTAAAAAGATGGGCGATGACGCGGCTAAAAGGCAGTTTGCGGCAATGAGCGGGGCACCTCCTGAAGCACAATTTGCTGCCTCACAAAAAGGCGCAACACTGGGGGGTACAATCCTGCAACAACAGGGCGGAAAAATGGTTGGCGAAGCTAGGCAGCGTTTCAATGTCGGCTTAAATGCAGCTAACGCCTGGGCACAACTGGAACGAGGACAGGCACAATCTGCCCTTATGGAGAGGCTAAAGCGGCGAGCCGACGAGCTAGGGATCTCACTAAAGGGTCAGGCTAGTACCTGGAAAGGTCTTGGTGATGTAGCGGCGCTTATGACAACGATACTAAAGAGCGATCCTGAAGATGCACCGTCGGAAATAAGGCTATAGGAGACAAATAAATGACCGCCCTGAATCCGTTAGAGATATTTAGAAAGCACACCGGCAGAGGGAAAACGACACGATGGGGGCCTGGTGGCGTTATCGAGGTTTCAGCCAGTACCCCCGGTGACGACCCACAAATACCCTACAGTCCAGAGCAGAATATCGGGCGTAGGAAGTATTTGCAGGACCTCGCAGAACTGCGGGAACTAAGGGAGACAGGGGGCCCAGCGGCGGAGGAGTCCAGGGCTTTCCAAAGGTCGGCGGCGGCAAAACAAATAGCTATGGCGCGTGGTCTAAATCAGGGCGGGCGTGGCCTTCGCATGGGAACCGAGGCGGCTGGACAGTCTTATGTTGAGTCAGAGGCATCTGTCGCTATGATAGTAGAGGCAGCAAAGCAGGGATACACCGAACAGGAGGCAAACGCCGCTGGATTGCTTGCTGCGGATGACGTTCTGTTTGACAGGGTACTAGAGCAAGCGGTTGCAGAATACCGGAGGGCTATGAGAGAAGCAGACCCCGGCTCCAGTATACTAGGCACACTGGGTCAGGCCACTGCGATGGCCACGAAACTTGGCTTTGCATGAAACGGGGTATCTTATGGCTGACACCGCAGCGGCGTCATTAACAACGATGGCTCTTCTTAAGAAACAAGACGAACGTATCAGAGAACTAGAGAAGTCAGGAAAGGGGAGTAAATAATGGTTGCAGGTACATCGGACCCTTCATACCGCGCTCGCATGGGGAGGTTGAGCGATAAAGACGCATTTGATTACGAAAAACAACGCCATATCCAAATGTTTCGGGATTTGGACAAAGAGCAGGTTGCTGCCGAGGAAGCCGAGAAGGAAGCTGCCGAGCGAGCTGCTATAGAGGCACTCGGTCCCAAAGAGGCTGCTTATCGTGAGCTATACGGTAGCCCTTCGCCGGATTATATTGCCTCCCTAGAGCGTTCCGCATCCCCAAATTGGGTGGAGGAAGACCCTGGTTGGAATGCACCAATGGCCTCCTCGACAGGGGCGCCAACCGCACCACCAGAGGCACAAGCCGCACAAGCCGGTCCACCATCAAATGAAGCGGAAGGCCGAGACTCCGGGGCCGAACTAAGCGAACTCCTGGACCGGTACATGGGGCCGGATGGGTTATTACGAAAAGCCGAGAGCACATGGGACACTAGGCGTGGTGAGATAGCCGAACAATATAGGGGCGGTGACGAGGCAAGGTTTACACAGGCCCAGCAGGAACTCAATAAGGCGAAGACGGTTCTAGGCAGAGCCACTGAAAAACTCGCAAATTGGGAAATTAACCCACAACGGGCTTTCCCTAATGCTTTCTCTAAAATCTCCGCTGTTATTAGTGTGGCTATGGGTGCTTATGCTCAAGGTCTGTCTGGTCAAAAAATGCCCAATACCGCGTTGCAGATTATCCAGGGCGCTATCAAAAATGATATTGACGCCCAAAAGATGGAGTACCAAAAACTCAAGGGCTTAGTGGACGAAAAGAGAAACGTCTACGGGATGGCTATGCGGATGTTGGGTAACGCCGAACAAGCAGAACAAGTTGCCTATAGCGCCGCGTACCAGACTTACCAGGCAGAAATTAATAAGATTGGGAAAGAGTATGGCCTTGAATATGGCGCTATCAACTTAGCCAGCGAGATTGACGATAGGAAACAGCGGCTTGCGGTAAGCGTAGTGAAGGGTGGCAAGATACCTACTGATATGAGAAAATCCATGACCGCTTTTGGTTCATTAAAGGACAAAATGAGGCGTATGTGGAGTCTGTCGAAGGACATAAACGCAGTCAGGAGCTACCTGGATGTCCTTGTGCCTGGCGAGACAAAACCGAAGGAGTTCAACCGTTTGGCCGAGCAAGCGGCGTCGGATATGGTTTACGCCGTTAGTGGGGTCACATCGCGGAAAGAGGAGTACGATCGGGCAAGGAAATGGGCGCCTAAAGCGACTGATTTAGAAAATATGCGGATCGCTAAAATGGTGGGGATTATGGAGTATTCCTTAGAAAGAGGGACAGAGCATTATGCCGCGATGACCCCTGCACAGAAAGCAGGGCTTTCACAGGAATTACGCGCTATGTACGAAATGACTGCGGAGCAGCGGCGGGGCGCAATCCTAACCCTTCTCGAAGGACAAGGCCACGACATTCAAGTCAAGGGATGGGAAGCAGAGGTTGGTGGTATAAAATCTAGTATGAAGTCGGATGGGTGGCTAGAAGATAGCTCTGGGTTAGGCGGATTAGGCGGGGAGCGCGTAACCGGAAAAAAGTAACGAGGGCGGGCGGTGGTACCGCTTTGCCCGGTTCGCAGTACGCGGCCTTTAAGGGTCAAGGCGGCGGTGACCGTAAGGAAACGGCGGCTATGGTTGGGGCTATTGCGAAAGAGCAAGGGATTGACCCCGGTACACTTGTTGCGATGGGTTTAGTTGAATCCGGCCTTAATCCTTCCGCGAAAGCTAAGAAAGGTACGGCTAAGGGGCTGTTTCAGTTTATCGATAGTACCTGGAGCGAAATGATGAATAAGCATGGGAAAAGGCTGGGTATCCCTTCCGACGCAAAAGCCACAGACCCGGTTGCCTCAACCTTGTTAGCGGTAGAATTCTTGCGCGGCAATGCTAGAGCACTAGCAGGCAAGGCAGGGGTTCCTGAAAAGCTAGGGGCGCGTGACTACTACGCGGCGCACTTCTTCGGGGCAGGGGGGGCAGCAAAGTTCTACAAAGAAATGCAAAAGGACCCAAGCGCTAAAGCAAAAGACGTTTTTCCGAAACCGGCAAAGGCAAACAAGAATGTCTTTCATAGTGGCTCTGGGACGGCTAGGTCATTAAAGGAGGTTTACGATTCCTTTGGGCGTAAACTAAGCAAGTACGGCGCAGGCGTGGGAGCATAGTGAATGCCTAGACTTTACAATTTCAAAACGAACTCTTATGAGGAAATCCCTGAAAACCTTATTAGGGAAAAAGTCTTATCACGGCAGTATGCTTTTGCGGATACTGAGAAAATCCCCGTTATTGCTCCCGATGGTAGCCGCCATTTTATCCCAGGCATTAACGCCAGAGAAGCTTTCAGCCGTGGGGGGAATTACGGGAGCACTAAAGACTGGGCGAGAATTGGTCGCAAAGAAGAATACGGTGAGGACTCTTGGGGGAACTACATCGCGGCTGCCGCAACCGGGTTAGCGCGTGGCGGCACTCTTGGAATGTCCGATATTGTCTTGCGCGAAATACTCGGTAAAGAACGAATGCAGACTTGGCGTGAGGAATTCCCCGGCACGTCCGTAGGCTTTGAAGTCGGTGGGGCTGCTCTCCCGGCGTTGTTTTCTGGTGGTGCGAGTACAGCAGGGACAGGGGCGCGGTTAGCGGCGAAAGGCATAAAAGCTAGCGATCTTCTTATTGCCTCTAAAGGGGTGTTTAAAGCTGGGCGGTATCTTGAAAAGGGCTTAGGCGGCGCAGCGCTTGCATCTAGGGCCGGAAATAAGGCAACCGCGTTAAGGATTCTCCAAGGTACGGGTGCTAAAGGCTTGGCGGGGATGAGCGAGGGAGCCCTGTTCGGCGCAGGTACAACATTAACAGAATCAATGCTTGGCGACCCTGAAGATGTTGGCGAATTACTTATGGCCAACATGGGCTACAGCGCTTTATTCGGAGGGGTTGGAAATGCCGGGATTCACATGATCGGCGTTACTGGAGTAGCGGCGGGAAAGGGTATGTCTAACGGTATCGCGTCACTTTATAAAAAAGCCACCGGAAGTGACCTCTCGATAGCGGGACAAAAAAAGTTCTCAAAATGGAGCAGCGGCGTTTTGGGACAAGACCCTGATATTTTAGAGAAGCAAGTAGCACCCTACGCATACAAGAAACGCGCTGAAGCTTACGCGGCTGAGAAGACGTTTAAGGGCAAGCAAGACAACATTGTGTCCAGCATAAATAGTGTCCTTGATGACTTAGCCGTGGTTACGAAAAATTCTCGTGGACTAGCCAAGAGACAGGGGATTAGGGAAAGCATTTTTCGCGATACTGCTGAAGAGGCTGACCCTACGGCTGCCCTAAATAGGGTTGCTGACCTACTAAAAGGAAAAAGCGAAGCGGGGAATCTTGGCCTTCTTGATGCAATTGACGATTTAACAAAAAAGGCGGGCGCTTTTAGGTGGCTAGGCAAAGGGGACGAAGTTGCTAAAAACGTTAGAAGCGCCGACAATATGCTTGAGAATATCCTTTCGGGAAATTGGGGCGAGTCGGTGACTCCGCAAATGGCGGAGCTGGGCGTATCCCCCTCCCGTGATGAAATCGTCAACAAGTGGCTTCGGAACGCGCTCGATACGCAAAAAGACGATACCATTAAAGAGATAGCCAAAGACGCTTTTCTAATGCTCGACGACTATAAAAAGCACACTGCTTATTTTGTCTGGGGGGAAGGCCGGAGCAAAATACCCTCAACAACATGGCATTCGCTCAACAACTCATGGAGGCATATCCACGGGATTCTGGAGGATGCCAGTATTTGGGGGAAAGCCGCCGAAATTCAAGCTACCGTTAACCCACAGTTTACCGCCCTTTTAACCAGTATGCAGAAATTCGTTCCAAAGTTTGGGTATGCTGGTGCAAAGGGGGAAATAGTAAGCACCGAGAAAATTGGGAGGTGGCTAAAAAAGGTAGAAGGCCGTACCGGTGAAGGGATGGAGGCGAGCTGGGGGAAAGAGGCCGATGAGATTTTCGATGGCTTTTTCAAGAGCGCCGATAGTTTTGCGGGGGCAGCTAATAAGGCTTATGGCTGGGCGGGGGCCGAGACTACTAAAGAAGCTTCAGAGGCGGCTGTCCGATTGCGCCATGCTCTAGGCACTACCTTGGATATGAAGGATTCCCTCGTTAATGAGATGCGCGAAACCGCTTTCATTCGTGGTGCCGTGGGTGGTCCTAATTATGAGCCACAACTTGCTGCGACCATCTTGCGTTCTTTTGGTGGTGCTGCTTTTGGTGGTGTTGCTTTTGGCACTGTTGGTGCTGCTGCGGGTTTAATCCTTGGGGGGCTGGCCGATAGCGCGTCTACCGCAAGGAAGCTAGCCGCTTTCGAAAGTATGGTCATAAGAAGCCGGAAGGCGCTAAACGATGGGCTCGATGGCGTAATGGACCGTATGGCGAGAGGCGGCCCAGGTGGAACAATCCCCTTGCGACCTAATAGAACTAAGCTTTTCTTAGCACCACTAGCAAAGCAGCTTGGAGAGGATGCAGCAGAGAAGGAATCAACCAAGGCGAAGGATTACACCGCCGCTAAAGAAAGGGCTATGCGTTTGATGGACCCCCAAGTGTTATCAGGGGCAATCAACAAAGTCACTGAACCGATCGATTACGAGATGCCTAACCTAGCAGAAGCGGTTAAGTCAAAACTGGCTGGTGGGGTAAGATTTGCTTCGGAAGGGTTTAAGAAAGATAATCGTACAAACGACGATATACTAATGGGCGTAAAGGAAAGAGAACCCACAGATAGGGAGATGGCGCAACAAGAACAGCGTGTTGCTATGCTAGAGGATCCAATAAACGAGACAATGACCAATCTAGAGAATGGAACATTAACAGGGGTGCAGGTCGATATGCTCGAAAAGGTTTACCCCAGCATATATGCAAGTATTGTTGCGGGAATGGCCGAGAGGGTTTCTGACATGGAGAACCCTCCTGCTTACGCATGGAGAAACACACTTAGCATTCTATTCAAACGCCCACTTGATGTTTCACACAAGCCGGAAAATATCGATACACTTCAAGCCTCTTATGCGGTAAAACAGGACGAAGGTAATAAGATTAAATCAACGCCAATCCTTAAACACCCTGGCATTGGCCCTACCGAGGTCCAGCGCCTAATGGCAGGATAGAGCCTTAACAATTCAGATACCGGGCACCTTAACGGGGTAACGGTCTAAAGATAGGAATTAAAATGAGGACATTTGAAAAAGTAACCGCCCATGACTCAACAGCAGCTATTGACCATTCCTGGGACAACACGAACAACTCAGGCGTTGCCTGGTATGTTTTTGACCCCACGGTTGGCGGGGTAGCCTCTTTAGGCATTGTTCATAATGATGGTACTATAAAATTAGTCGAATCCGACACGATAGCAGCAAATGCCCCAACACAGCTAGTGTATGACTTCCCCATTTCCAAGGCTGTATTCCGGTGGGTGCCAGCGTCTGTTACTGCAAGCACATTGACCTCTCGATTAACCCCTAAACCCTCAAGGTAGTAATTATGGCTATTATTAGACACGGCAATTTAAGTGCTGGTAAGGGCGTTGATTTTAGTGCCCAGGCTTCCCCTGCTGCGGGTATGACCGGTGAAGTGCTTGATAGGTATGAAATAGGCACTTGGACCCCCACCTTATCAGGCCCGTCAAGTATCAGTTATGGACCCCAAGTCGGGAAGTATTCGCGCATAGGTAGCTTGGTTACTATTAAGTTTTATGTAAGTACGTCATTTACATCGGGTGGCTCTTATTTCCGGTTAGAGGGGTTGCCCTTTACTGCCGGTACGACGTCAGGGAACCTTATAGGATTCTCATATCAAAACATGGAATCAGGCATTGTTCCTGTATTTTATACGGTAAATTCAACAACTTACTGCAACGCTTACGAACTAAATGCTAACTCTGTCGCCTGGGTACCTCCTTCGGCGTCTACAAAGGTGATTATTGGGAGCGGTTCCTACACTATTCAGTAAGGCCAGGGGGCTATAGTTATGCCTATTATCGAAACCCTAACACCCTTTACTCTCAAAGACAGTGAGCTGGTAATCAATGAAGACGGCGACGATTTAGATTTTAGGGTAGAGGCTTCTGGTGTTGCTGATGCTTTGGTAGTGCAGGGGAGTGATGGGAACGTAGGTGTCGGGGTAGCTGCCCCTGCTGATAAACTTGACGTTGATGGAAGTTTGTTTGTTCGAGGGGACAACATTTGGCTGAAAGGTCAAGGCGATGATACAGCCCCTCGTCTAAGACTTCACCATAGCGGGTCTAATGCGTACGTTGATTGGGAAACCGGAGGTCTGCACTTCCGATATGATGCGACTGCACGTTTGAAGATAGCGGCATCGGGTAACATAGGCATCGGAACAGATGGTCCAGATACCCAGCTTGAAATATCAAAAGACTCTGCTAATGCCGAGGCGACGATATCATCGTACCACAACACTGAAGCAACAACGCCAAAGCTGACGCTCCGCAAGGCAGACGGGTCAGAAGCATCCCCCGCCCTTGTTGATGATAATGCAGTACTTGGCACAATTAGTTTCCAAGGGCATGACGGATCGGGTTTTGAGGAAGGGGCGAAGATAGAGGCAAGGGTCAATGGCACCCCTTCTGACGGTACAGATATGCCTACAGAGCTTTCGCTCTGGACTACCCCTGATGGGTCCAATACCGCAGTACAACGGATGACCGTCCTTGCTAACGGGAACGTAGGTGTCGGGGTAGCTGCCCCTACCGCTGAGTTAGACGTGGACGGCGAGCTGTTTGTTCGGGGGAACAGTATCTGGCTCAAAGGTAAAGGCGACGATGCTGCACAGCGGTTAAGACTTCATCATAGTGGATC